TCATCATCATAGCAGATAATTAGTCTGACACCCTTGTATAAGAACTTAGCACCTGTGAGCTTACCGTAGCAAACATAGTCCCCGGGTTTACACCATGCTCCTTTTTGAAACTTGTCCTTGTCCTCGTAGGCCAAGTCTCCCACGGAGAGAACACGGCCCACCGTTGACAGGTACTTCATGTCATCCTTGGCCTTGTCAGGGAGAATGATGCCACCCTTTGTCTTTGTCCTGATTGGCACAGGGCGGATCAGGAGACGGTAGCCGGGGATCTTTGGGAGTGGTTCTGGATCTGGGATAGTTGATTCTGAGAGCCAGTCGTCATTCAACATGGATCTGCTTAGTTCTGGTTCAAACATGGTGGTTAAAAATCTTCCTCGTCATTTTGGTAGGTGAGTCTTCTCTCAATATCAGAACACTTTGAAATGACCAACTCTAAGCCGTGGATCATTCCTACCATGCGCTGATACTCTGCATAAGTTTCGCAAACACCTTTGGACAGACTCGACTGGATACCATCAATTTCCTGCCGAATCTCGGATTTTAGGTCTTCAAACAGTTTCTATTACTTTCTTCGGCTGGCCTTTGCCGTGTACGAGGAAAGATTTGCCATGGTTGGCTTCACGTTGGTGTCATAATCAATGGAGGGATCACCACGTAAGACAGCAACATGTGCTCGCTCTGTCCACTCTGAAGACGGAAGGGTGGACCAATCCTGACTCGGTGCCAGTTTACCGGGACCCTTGCTCATTTTGCCTTTCATAATACCTATTATCCTTTTGTCGTTTTCCGCTCGACTTGGTAAAGACGACGGATCATTTTCTTGGCGTTATCAACAGAAGAAGCCTTGGCATGTTTCTTCCATTTACCGCCTACTTTCTTTTGTACCACATTTCCTACATTACGCCAAGGCACTAGTCGTTTCCATCAAGATCAACTAGCTCAAGACCTAATTCTTCCCTTAGTAAATTTGAATCCTTTTCACGGCGGGATAGGTATTTTTCTTTTCCAGAGTCTGGTTTTACAAAATTATCTAATTCGTTAATTACATTTCCCCAGTCAGCTCTGGATGCGTGTCCTATAAAAGTAGGAGCGCCTCCTCTTCCATATTGTCGTAGGACTGACTGAATCACGGTTCTTTGGGCAGGAGTTAAATCAAGCCAACGTGTCGTCCCTGCGGGGTCCATTCCACGGATAGATCCCGAATCCCACAGGTTTTGTAAATCGTTGAATTCAAATTCCAAAAGTTTTCTGTCAATTTGGTTGTACTCGTCGTTAGTAAGAGTAGTGATCTTCTCATCAGACACTTCAGCCGCTAATAAGTCTAGAGCATCTTGTCCAGTCTCCCCTAAAAACGGTGACAGTTTGAGAATTAAATCTTCATCTAAACCTATGTTTCTGAGGCTTTCTTCAGTCTGTTTTCCGAGGTCAAGACCCGTGGAAAATGTAACACCAGAATCTCCCATGGCAGAACCATCTGCCTCTTTAGGGATGTGACCTGTGAGGTCACGAGAAGCGTTTTCTGCTGCCCCGATATAGGCTTGTGTATCATCTAACGATTTTCCATATACAGATGCCAGCATTGGTGTCGGATAACTTTCTCGGTCTGTAGCCTCTGGCACAGGGGGCAATTCGGATACCATGGGTTCTGATACTTCTGGAAGAATCTGAGGTGCCGTGGGTTCTGGTACTTTTAACCCTGATACATTAATATCTGGGGTTTCAGGGAACTGTGATCTCTTAGTGTCCCTATAGGCTGTCTGGGTTTCTTTTAATCCTGATGTATTAATATCTGGGGTTTCGGAGAGCTGTGATCTTTTGTTGTCCTGCATAATCTTGAACATATCGGTCTGTGTCATAGAAGGTTCATCAATCGTAGGATTACGCATTTCTGCGACCTTTGCATCGATTTCTTCCTGTGATGGGGTGTATCTAGGCATCTCGTAGCTATTGACCAAGGCAATGACATCGTCAAAGTTTACCTTGCCACCCTCGGCAAATCCTTTGGTCTCTGATTTGTTAATGTCTCGCATCTTGCCGAGTCCTTCCAAGAGGAATTTCTGGAGCATGATGTCCTTTTTGTTCTCGGCTTCCTTGTTTCGGATTGTGTTGACACCGATGTCTTTTGCTGCGTCGATGTCCTGACCACGGCGGCGGATGTCGAGTTCCTGTTTCTTCAGGGAGAGGTCGGCCATCTCTTTTGCGTTGTCCTGATCTAAGCCCTTTTCCTTTAGCTCAAGACTTCTGGACTCTAGGGCTAACTGCTGCTGTTCCAGACTCTGGTACTGGCCGAGCTGCTGGTTCGCATTCAGGATCTGTTGTGCGGCCTCGGCCATGATCTCGGGCATGACATCTGGATTTTGTGCCTGCTGGGCACCGGCTTCATTCATGAGACCGCTCATGGTCTCCTGATATTGCATCATCATGTGATCCCTGATAGCAGCCTGTAGTAATGGACCTATGCTCGAAAGGATCTGGTTCTGGCCGAGGGTGGGGTCTTGCATGAATGCTGTGAAGACTTGGATGTATGCCTGATGATCCTGACCGGGAAAAGCAGTGATCGGGAGACCCCTTGATGCCGCCAGAATATCAGAGACAGGATCTTGTTCTTGAGGCTCTTTTTCGGCGGAGAGGAAACGTGATGGTTCCCGTACACCGGCGGCTGTGAGCAAGGATCTGTGTACTTCTCGCATGTCATAGGTGCCGGGGACTGACTGTGCTGAAATCTGTAGAAGTAGCTGGGCCTGTGCCAGACGATGAGCCTGTGAGGGAATGTTAGGGTCAGAGACCGGGATGATATCGACACGTCCGTCGAAGTCAGACCGGGTGACTGGGAGTTCCATGCCCGGAATCGGGATCATCATACGTTCATCTGGTAAGAACTCGTAGTTTAGTCTGGCCAGAATCCGGAGTTCATCTCTCTGGCTCTTGTGCAGGCGCTTGTGGATGGCCGAGAAGAGCTTTGCCGATGCCTCGATCAGGGCCAAGGTCGTTCCCACGGGGCCGTAGTTTGTTGCATCTGAGACAACAGCGTCCGTGGAGTCTGCAAATTTTTGACCAGCGTCTGTGATAAAGCCCAGAAGCTGGAACAGGGTCTGGGAAGGCTCCTTGTAAGGGAGTGGGACAATGGCCTTGTTTAAGTCCATGCCTGTTGCTTCGACTTCCTTGAATTCGCCGGGGGCGATGGGGTCATCACCGCCGACAATCCTGATGCCCCGGGCCTTGAAACCGCCGGGGAGATTGGCGAACTGACCAGCATCTAACAAAGAACGCATTGCCAAAGTGGCAGACATGGTCATGTTTCCAAGGAAATGGATCAGGCCGAGACCGTAGAAGCCGAAGCCGGGGACGTACTTGTAGTGAGTGAAGTACATCTTCTTCTCACGGGTTTCATCGTTTTCGTTCCAGTTGCGTCGGATGCCGAGGACTTGGTTCGAGTCTTTCTCGATGGTGACGATATAGGGTGATGGGAATTCGTCCTCTTCGAGTTCGAGGTACAGATGCTGTTCCAGCAGGGTGTATTGCTTGTCGTACTCGGCGTTGAATTCGATGCCCATGATTGAGTTAATTGTCTGGCTCATCGTGGATGGCTGGAAGTTACCGGGCTCTGAGAGATCGATGTCACGGTACATTCCGGACATGATCTGCTTCTGGAGTTCGTGAGGGGTCATGTAAATGACGTGGGTGTATCGGTCAGCCCGGCGTAGGTCCGTGGCGTTGTACGAGACATAGAACTGGTCAACGGGGACGAACTCGGAGACGGGACGTTCCGATGCTGGGTCGTAGTAGATTTTCTTGAATGCCGAGCCTACAAGGGGGAGATGGAAAAGCATACGCTCGAATTCGTCAAAGTATTCGGGCATGATCTCGGTTAGCTGGAAGTTCATGAATGACTGGACCCGGTCGGACTGGTCTTCTTTTTCGGCATTGGGTGTGCCGATGATCTGGGCTTTTACCGGGCCTTGTGGGGGGAAGAGTTCCTCGGAAGCCTTTGACTGGAACTTGACGGCGCTCTCGATCAGTAGGGGGTGTACCGCTGTGCAGGCACCCTCGAAAGGCTCAGAGGTTGTGCTTAGTTTGAGACCAAGGAGTTCGAAGCCTTTCTCGAACATGCTCTCCCATTCGGCTCTTGATTCCTTGTCTGCTGTGTAAGAGTCCATGACCATGTTTCCGATTCTTCCGATCTCGGATTCATCTAGGTATTCTTCAGCAAGGTTGTCCCCGAAAAAAATCTCTGGAGCTGGTTCAAAAGGAACGGCATCTAGATCCGTATCGTCAGGAAGAATAAAATCAAGTATGTTAATATCTGAGTTGTCGTAGGGGAGTGCCATGGGTGTCCTTGGGTTGCTAAGCAGCTACTGAATTCCAGTAGGTCTTACCCCGTGGTCCGGGGGGTTCGTCCTCCTGATTATATGATGAATCGTAAGGATGCTCAAGTCGCCATGATTCACGCATGTAGTGAATTGCCATGGTCATGGCATCGACCTGATCATCATGGGCACCGTTCGGGAAGGAAGTTGCCTCGATTATCAAAGAATCACCCCATGGTTTTTCTTTTGGAACCCAGATTCTTCCGCTTTCAACCAAGGGTGAAATTGCATTGACCCGTGAGACCTTGTCTTTATCGGGGGTGTATTCCCGGATTGGGAGCCCGGCACGTCGTAGGTCTTGGATCAGGGACTGACCACTGGCTTTCTTTTCAATGATCATCACGTCTGGGGAGTGCTCGGAGTAAAGATCTTGGGCGATCATTCGTAGTTCGGGGTATTCAAATTTACCCACGACATTCGAGAGAAGGATCAGGTTTCCGACATGGTGTTCCTGACCCGAGGAATCAACCTCGGTAGACTCGAAGATTCCCCATGTCTGAATCACCGAGTTATCTGCCGTGCTCCGGGTGGAGAAGGCGGTGTCCAAGGTCTGGATGATGAAGTCGCATTCCGGGGGATCTTCTTCGGACCATTCTTTGAACCAGCTCTTTTTCAGAAGACCACCCTCGGCAGGGACCGGGTTCTGCATGTACAAGGCTTCCCAGTAGCGGGAGCCGTTGTACTTCTTGATCTCGGTTTCGTCGAGCTTCAGAGATTCTGTGGTTTTCCATTCGGGAAAATATGAGGAGCCCACAGGGAGACTCAGGATTTTTGAGGATTCTTCATCGAGCCATGCAGGGATCTTGAGGACGTTCCAGTCTGACTCGTCCGAGTTTCGGAGGAGCCAGCCGCAGATGTCGTCCTCGTGATACCGGGTGTTGATGATGACGATCCCGCCGTTGGGCATGAGTCGGGTTCGGAGTCCGGCAGGGTACCATTCTTTTACATAGCGCCGCCCGGCCTCGGAGAATGCGTCTTCCTCGGACATTACGTCGTCAAGGATTGCAACATGAGCGCCACGTCCAGCGATCTGGGACTTTACACCGGCGGCGAAGTAGACCCCAGACTGGTTTGTTTCCCATTTACCTGCGGCCCGTACGTCTTTTCTGAGGGATACGCCGGGGAAGATTACCGAGAATAAGGGGTCATTTACTATGTCCCTGACTGATCGACCGAAATCGGTGGCGAGACGGTCGGAGTGAGACACGCAGAGGATCTGGTGGGCCGGGTGTAAACCGATGTGCCATGCAGGGAATAGCTTGGAACATAGAAGAGACTTTGATGATCGTGGGGGTAGGAAGACCATCTGGCGTTTGATGGAGCCTTCTGAGACTTTCTGTAGGGTGTCGCAGATTACTTCGATGTGTTTACCGATGACAAAGTCGGGGACAAGAATTGGGGCCACGGCTTTTGTGAATGTGAAGAAGTCACCCCGTGATTGGGTGATCATCTTTTCCAGTAAGGCTTCCCGGAGTTGTTCTTTTGTAGTTTCTTCTGTTGCTATTGTCATGGATGAGTTAGTTTATCTCGTGTTTAAGTGGGGAGTTGTTTCTGACTAATGTGAGAAGTTCGGTGTAGAGTGATAGATTAGTCATGAAAAGATCATAGACCAAACCACGGGCAAAGTCATATTCGGGGGAGCTGTTCTGAAAAACAGGGGATTTTCCGAAGACCGTGATGGCCATGCTGGTTGAAATGTAGGCATCATCTAAAAGACGTAGGCCCTCGGCTGAAAGGATCTCGTCATCACCAAGTACCGCATAAGGACTTATTGTAGTTCCGGTACTCGTAGTATTAGATTGTCCGATGAAATCTTTGAAATCCTGTAGACTCAGGCCAGAGATGTCCGTTATTGAGTTCCGGAACAATGTTAATCTTTTCCACCGTTGACAACCTTGAGACCGACAACCGAGGCAAGTTTTGAAATGTCATCATCGACATCGTCGGACTTCATGCTGTCAAGAGTGCCAACCCGGGACTCTGACCTGTCAACGAACATGCCAAGATGCTTGGCGATCTGTTCCATGCTACGAGAAGCGTTCGTGTGATCCTGTTCGGCCATGGAACTTTTATAGATTTCGTCGAATCTGTCCAGTACCGTGTCAGCGTCCCAACGCATCTTTGCTTTTGCTTCTTCCATCAGTTCGTTGATCCTTTCCTGAATCTTTTGTTGCCTGACCCACATACGGGCATGGACATCGTAGTTTGGATAACTATGATCATACCCTGACTTTATCCATGCTTCAATAGGATCTGCGGTGGCTATGTAGTTCAGACAAAACTTTTCTTCTCGCATTGTCAGCCCGTTGCTCAAAGTGACACGGGTGATGTCCTTGTAGGAACCGTTCTGATAAAACGTGGGTCCATCCAGATCCTTTGTCTCTAGGTACTTATCATATTGTTTCAATAATTTCTTATCCTGTTTTTTTAGTTCGTGGGGTCTTTTGGGGCCTTTTACGGTGAAGATCTCTGGGTATTTTTCCGAGACCGTGGTTCCGCCGAATCGCTCTCGGTAGTAAATTTCTTTCCGTATGAGACCCAGAGTAGCAGGTGCGTAGTGTTCAGAGAAATCACCGGTAGGGTTTCCGGCATCAGGGTCGTGTGTGATCCTACGGTCACTGATGGTTTGCTGCATCCGATGACCCGCCTTGGAATGGATGGAGGCAAGTTCCTTTAGCTCATCCAGTGTGGTTCCCTTGTACTGGAGAAGGAGATGCCTGCTATGACGTGGATTTTTCTGGGTACTCATTTGTGATCCTTGGTCACTTATCCTGTTTACTCGAACGTATGTTGTTGTATAGATCAAATAGTGTCTTTACTTTTTCTTTCAAGATGTCGATTTCAGAGTGCATTCTGGCGAGGACAACAACCAGTGTTATGAACGATACCCCGATGGGCCACAACGATCCAACTGATTCTAGTAGCTCCACAAGAGACCCCCTCTATTTTCAGATCGATGATAACACCGATGTGGGAATTATGAAAAATTTTGGGGGTGGGGGTAATCGGAAAAAACATAAGGGGGGTCTTTGTAAGATGTTGTTTTAGTAAAGTCTGAAATTTGGAAATTATGTGGGGGTGGGGTGTTATAACAGAAGCAGACGGGGGTATTTTTCCCCTCCCCCTCGGGCGATGTGGGTTGGATCAGCACAGCGATTGCTTTGCTTTTTACCCCGTGGAACGTAGAGGGAACAATCTGTAGAACAATCACGAAAAGAACAAATGGGGTACAGGATTTACAGGATCATAGGGCCATGAGAAAACCTAATACCGATATTAGTTTATATCATGCATTTGTTTCCCTGGTAGTCGTTTTTTTATATACGTCGTGATC